GATCTTCAAGGCTTCGGCAGTACGGCCAGAGAATTCATCTAACTGCGCGTCAAGCTGGCGTGTTTTTTCAAGCTCTTCTTTCTGGATGCGCGCGAGCTCTTCGCGTAACTCTTTTTCCTGACGAGCCGCTTCGACTCGTTCAATCTCTAAAAACAGAAGCTCTCTTACTTGTGGAGTGTCAATCGACGGATTAGCGCGCAGCGTTTGAATCGCTCGTTCTTTTAGCGATATTTCTTCAATGATGTCGCGCTCACGTTCTAGCTGGCTCACAAACGCGGCCAGCTCACGCCTAGATTCCGATATGTCTTCGGCGCGCTCTTTTTCCGTTTTGTCGCGGGTCTTCGGTTTTCTGTCGGGAGGTCTGCCGCCAAGTTCTGGCGGGCCAACAAATTCGCGCTTAGCGATAGTGCGCTCAAGCTCTTGCAGCTTATTTTGTTCAACCTTGAGCTGCTCTAGCAGATTACGCTCAAGGCGGCTGCCGGGCTTTGAGCGCTCCAGCGTTTCGGAAATTTCTTCTATTGCTTTTTGTGTCGTTGCCAACTGAGAATCAAGCGATCCTCGCTTTAGCTCTAGTGTGGCGTTAACGATTCCAGCAATTGATCCCGCGACACTCAGCTTTAGCTGGTCCCAAGAAGCCGACAGCTTGTCGATTTCATTTTGCAGCTTGCCTGCTTCTTCAATGGCGTCACGCGATACACCCCCAAACTTTCTTAGACCATCGGAACCTTCCGACAAGAATGTGATGAACTTGGCACCGCCGCGACCAAAGGCGTCGCGCGCCAATGCAGTTTTCTCAAATCCGTCTGCGTACTTTGATAGCGCATCGGCAGCACGCTCTAGCGCGCCTTCAGTTGTGAGCGTTCCGGACCGAAGCTCGCCTAAGCCAATGCCAAGCGCCGCGACGGTGCGCTCCGCTTCCTCGCTTCCGTTCCGGGCGTCTTCAAGTACCTGGGCAAACTTGCTTAGACCGCCAGTGAGTTCTTCCGACGACACACCGGCCGCGCGCGCGGAGAACTGGAAAGCAGACAAATCTTCTGCCGACAGTCCGATCCCTTTGGCCGTGTCTGCTAGATCGTCAAGGGTGCTAACAAGACGGGTGACACCGGCAATAGCAGCGGCGCCGCCAAGGCCAGCAAAGGCAGCGCCAAACGAAGCGAATGACGCTGCGGTAGATTCAACGCTACCACGCAAGCCACGAAATACGGCCGACGCACGGTCTTCGGCCGTGACTACGATGGTAGTTTTATTTGTCATGCTGTTTGGACGTTAGTTGATCGCGCACGTATTGCAACAACTCCCAAAGCAGTAACGGATCATCGACCGGATGAAGCGCCAAATATAACGGCATCCGCTCTGGCAACCATCCGCCGCACCATCGCCACGCATGATATACAGCGTGCGTATCGGCCGTGAGTGATGGCATCGCTGAGCTAGCAAGACTTGACAGGCCCGCTGAAACAATCTGACCTTGATGCGCCTGGCCGCGCTCCCAAACCAGGCGCGCGTCTAGTTTTTTCTGGCGGCCTCTATGCGAGCAGCGCGTTTAGACAAGCGATCAAGCAGGGCATCACGCATTGATACCGCCTCAACCGGGTTAGTGTCCAAAAGCAATGGCACTAGAGCACGGTCGAACGTCACTTCGGGCGAAGGTTCTTTGGGCAGGTCGGGGATCAAGTCGGCCTCTACGATGCCCGACCAGCCGACTACGCATTGTTCAAGCAGCCCCCGGAAAAACTGAACGGCTCCAGTGTCACCAGTAACCCGCCCAGCCGACGCGATTTCCAACTCATAGGCCGTTGGCACGCGAAGCACAATTTGTGCGCGCGGACCCAATGCAAAAGAAAATTCCCGCGCCTTGTTGGCGGCTGCAATCAGTCGTTCAATCTCGCTCATTAGGATTGATACTCCGTGAACCTAGCGGAGAGCGCGACGTTAATAGTCCGTTTTAGAACCTGATTAACCGCAAAGGCCGGCGCCGCGCTGAAGCTCCACACACCAGTACCCACAGCGCGCGGGATGCCTACGGCGTCACGGATGCGAAGAGGGCGATTTGACAAAGAGTCAGCAGCCGAACGCACCTGAGTCCAAAAAGTCATTGACTGGTCGTCGTCTACAGTGAAGCTCACATCAATGGGCGTCTGGTTTGTGGGGAAGCGAAATTGCAAGGGGTTATCAATGTACTGCCCATCTTGGAATTGTTGCTCCCCGCCGGTCACACTGAGCTCGTTAATCTGCTGAAGATCGGTCCAAGTAAGAACGGCGCGCAGCGGGCCGGCGCCCTGTCCTGCTGGGAACGTGGTTGTGCTGCTAGTGTCGCAGCCCTCAAGCGTAACGTCATTAGTCGCTACTGCGCTGACCCTAAAAACGCGGCCGACCAGACGACTCCAGCCGGAGCTAAGGATCTCCACAAAATCGCCGATCGCGGTTCCGTGGCCGGCGGCGAGCGTAGCGACTGCGTTGGCAGCGTTGCTAATGCCAGTGATATTGGCAGTAGTGCGGAAGGTCGCGGCGATGGAAGGGACGCTTCCGTTAACGATGATGCGAGGCATGTTTTCTCCTGGTGTTGCGGTTACTCGGTGTGCATAACACGGTACGTCCAAACCTGTCCGAACTCGTCTAGCTGTGGCTCGAACTGGTCGCTTCCTTCTGACTCGATCACGATATCAAGTACCGTGGTTCCGCCAAAGGTTCCTTTCTTGCCGTTAAGAGCTACGCGCACGGCTTCGCTTAGAGTCTTTAGTTGGGTGTAAGTGCGCGCGACGATGAGCACGTCAATAAGCCCATCTACTCGACGAGTTGCTACCTGATCTAGAACTGGTTCACGCTCTGCACTTTGCTTTGTGTAGACAATGAGCGGCGCAGCGGCTTCTTGCGGAGCGGCGCCCCCGTAGATGCGCGCAGCCGCACCACTTCCAACAATCGCAGTAACGGCGCCGTCTGCATCGAGTAAGGCTTTGATTGCACGTTCGGCGCGCATTAGCGTTCTCGGCCCGTAGTTAGAAACAAGTCAACGCGGTTGTTAACGTATTGGGCAAACGCATTACTTGCGGCGGCCGGAGATTGATTGGCCGCGCGCTCCATAAAACGGCGGCCTTGGAATCCTGGGTGCTGCACCTTTTTGACTAACACGCGGCCGCCCAGGTTGAGCGCCTTGGCTGCCCGAGTGACGCTGATTTGGTGTGGCTTTGCGCCGCCCTCGACGATGTTGGCGTAGTACGCGAGCTTGCCGCCTGCTTTGACTGTGCCCTCTATCCGGCCGTTTCTAAACGCTCGGGTACTCACCCGTATAGATCGGCGCAGATTTCCGGTACGGCCAAGCGGAGCAAGATTGCGCGCAACGCCACGAATGACAGCAACCGCCGCCCGCATGCCTCCGCGCATAATGTTGCGGCGTAGCCTTTCGGGGAGCGCGGAAAGCCGTTGCTTCAGAACATCAAAGCCCTGAAGTTTAATGTTTAGCTGTACGGCCATTGGTTGCCATTATGTTGTGCGCCACTCAGCACACATAATCTGTAGCTCGTCGTCTGCCTGCAGCAAGTTCATGACAGCGGTGATTTGCAGCATTCGGCCGCCGAAATTGATCCGCATCTTTGGGGTGATGCCAGCTACAAGGCTGCTGTAGCGGATGCGAATGCGCGTAGTCAACTCGCTCTGCTGCTCTTGATTGAGAAAAAATTCGCGGCCTGACAGCGGCTCTACCGCTGCCCATACGGTTGCCACAGGCGACCACGTTTTGACCATTGTTCCGTAGTCTGCGTCACGCACTTCTACCGGCTGCTCAATGGTGACGCGCTGGTCTAGCTTGCCGGCCCTGATCATCAAGCGCTCCAAACGCGATACGGGTCGAGCAATCGGTCAACGAAACTAAGGCGCTCGGCTATCGTGCCGATCACCGTTGCTTCGCGGCTTGCGTACATGTCGCCGATGGCAAGCAGCATCCATTGCTTAATGGCCTGCGGCACGGCGGCTGCGTTGGACCAGCCTGCAATGTAGGTCACGCGCACCGCTTCGGCCTGGGCACGCACGGAGGGCCAACTGTAGCCGTAGGCCGGCTCGATCCACGCCTCGTACTCGCTGTCAGCGATGAGCTGGTAGCCGGCCGGGTTGAGTGCCTGCGTGATGCCATCGCCGTCCACGTAATGAATCTGCGTGACCGCGGTCACGCGGGGCATGGGCAGTGCGATGCTGGTGGGAAACTGATCTAGCGTGAGTCGCCACGGCGTGCTAACGAAGGTGCGGCCGGTCTCGTGCTCGGCGGCCTCGCGGGCGGCGGAGATCATGGCGCTGATGAGCGCGTCTTCGTCGGACGAGTCAACCCGCAGATGCGCCTTGGCCTCTGCCAGCGTGACGGGCTCTGCGGCCGGGTTTCCGGTGCGGATGAGTCCCATGCGTGTCCTTGATGTTCAGCCGCTCAAGAGCGGCGGGTGTTGCGTTGCGCGGGGCGCGCGGTGTTGGCCTGCGCGGGCCGGCGGCTCAGCTCGGCGCGCGGTTGACCACCTCCACCCGCGGGCGGCATCACGTAGGCAAACACGGCGACTCCGCCGGGGCCTGCGCCGGCGTTGACGGCAATGCCGCCGATGCCGGGCAACTCCGCATACCCGCCCGGCGCAACGGTGGCAGCGCCTAGCTGGATGCCAAGTCCGCCCGCACGTTCAACCTCACGCGCGCCGCCCACCTCGAGCATGACCGCGCCCGGCGCGACCGCGAGGCCGCCGATGCGGTCAGCCTCAGCTACGCCTCCGACGGAGAGCGCGACGCCCGCAACCGATGCGACCAGCCCGCCGGCCAGCTCGATCTCGCTAACACCACCCAGCGCCAGAGAGGCGGTGCCGGGCGTGACCGCCACGCCGCCGGCAAGCGCGGGCTCGGCAACGCCGCCGAGGTTGACGGAGACGCCTGCCGCTGCCTGATTGAAGAGCAGCAGCAGCATAGGTTACGGCGTCAAGTTGAATGTCAGCGTGCTAGTGTTTTCGACGGCGTCGTCGACGCGGCTGACGAGCTCGGCCGGCTGGTTGAACACCGACGGCTGATGCACGGTGACCTTGATGTCTGCCGGCGCCACGACGGCGACGTTCGGCAGGTAGCCGTTGCCGATGACCACGGTGACGCCCTCGTCGTCGGTCGAGCCTTGCGCGCTCTCGACGTTGAGGATGCCGAACGGCGTGCCGCCGGTGGTGCCGTGCTCGTCGTCGCGCACGTAGACCTCGATGGTGACTGGTTTGGTTGCCATGGTGATGCTCCTATGCGTAAGTTACAAAGCCGGTCACGTCGTTGAGCGTGACTCCGGTGTTGTCGGTGAGGCCGCGCGCGCCGGTGATCGCCACACTCATCGCAGTGCCGAACGAAATGCCGCCCTCGCCCATGGAGACGCTGACCACGGCCTTGTTGGCCGGCATCATGATGTCAAGCACTGCCGACGTGGTGCCCATGACGACAGAACCGGCCGCAGTGTTGAACACCTTGAGGAAGCGGTCAGTGGTCGCGTTTGCGTTGACGCCGTAGACCTTGAGAAAGCGGCCAGCCGAACCCTTGAGCGCCTGCGCCGCCGGCGTGGCCGGGCAGTTGAGATTGACTGGCGTGGCCGCACCCGTCGAGCTGCCGCGGTACTGAACGCCGAAATCGCCGATGGCGTTTGTCCCCGCCGCAATCGAACCAGTGCCGATGTTGGCGGTGAGCGTGCCAGACACAGGTTGAGTCGGACCCGCAACGGTCAGCGCGACTGGGATCGGCGTGCTGGCGCCCATCTGCCGCGCGCCGGCCAGGTACACCGGCAGGTTGACCGTGTCTTCGACGGAGACAAACCCCAGGGTCCAGTTTGTGTTGCTGGCCGGGTTGGTCGTGCCGTTGAAGCACCACAAATACACGTACAGCTCGACTTCTTGGTCTGGGATGTTCGCCCATCTGTGCGCGCGATTCGTGACCGCTGGCGCCGTGGCTGACGCGATTAGCGCATCACTGAAATAGATGCTCCGACCGTCGACCTGCGTCTGCGCCATGTGTCCGACCGATGCGGTCGTATTGATCGTCGCGCGGGTGTCGCCCGATGCGTACCCGTAGCGCTGCGCGTCAACC